TGCAAAACTTTAGGAATTGCTTTGCTTCGTCAATAATCGGGTTGTAATCGCCGTCTTGGTAATCTGATGCCATTTTGTTCCTTAATAATGGCGAGAATATTCGCCATGTAGAAGATTTCTAGCAGATTTTACGGCTTTTTCAGCATTTTCGATAGTATTAAAATAATCTAAACTATTGCTTTTTGCATTTTACCCCATCCAACTCAAAGGTTGGCCATAACTAGGCACTTGTTGTCTTGGCTTGCGTGGTCTAGTTTCTTGTACGCCCAACGCAATATAGCGGAAGGCATCTGCGCCGTGGGAATATTGGTCGTGAAGCGGGTTTTTACTGAACTGCTTTGTGTCTGGGTCTACGTCATATTTGTAGTGGCGTAAGCATTGTAGGCCGTCATAGCAGTTATCCCGGTCAAAATAACAGTTCCTAAACAATGTACGGGCTGCGTTAATGCTGTCCACCACGCTAGTTTTGGGAATAATCTTAGTCTTAAACCCAGCGTTACGCACTATTTCCTCAATGCTGCGACCATTGGAACCAATAGTTTTATTCTGCGCATCATGGGGTAGCCAATGCGTGTCGTAGACGTAGCCAAAGGTTTGCAGCAAGGCAAGGTAATGGCTAATGGTTTGTTGGCTGTCTTCAATGTACCTAATTAACCGTATTTCTTGGGCTATGAACTGAACTATCCAAATGGCTGTGCTGTCTGCCCAACCCAAATCCCAAACCGTATAACAAGGCTTGGTAGGGTCGTAGCGCACTTTAGTTATGCGTTCTTCCAGTTCGGCCATTTGCATTTCACGGGCAAACACGGCACCGTCCACAGTCTGGCGGCATAACCCTTCCCATACGGTGTTATAGGCTTCAGGGTCGCGGGATTGCAACGTGCGCCGTTCTAGGTCTAGCGTTTCAGGGAACCAAGGGTTGTCGTTCCAGTTAATCTTTTGGACTATGGCGTTTTCTGGTTGGTGCTGAATAAACCGTTGGTAGGTAGCATCGCTTTCCAGTTCCGGGTTAAAAGAAACCCATATTTCGCTGCCTTCTTTACGAATGGTAGGAATAAGCACGTCCCAGCTACGGGCAGATACCGTTTGTGCTTCTTCCACCCAGCATACGTCAATACCTTCAAAACTCTTTACGTTGGCCACGTTGTTCTTCAGGCCTACAAAGTTAAATTCGCTGCCGTTTCTGCCCCGTATGGTGCGGTCAGTTATTTCGTAGAAGTCGGTTAAGCCTAAACTTACTATTTGGTCGCTAAGTAACTTATGTACCGAATCCCGTATGGAAGTTTGGAATTCACGGGCGCATAGTATGCGTAGTGGGTTTTTAGTGGCTAATATTAACAAAGCACGGGCTATCCCCCAAGACTTTGCGCCCCCGCGCCCACCCCAAAGCACTTTGTACCGGCTTTTTTTAAATAAGCATTGCAGCTTAACGGGGAATTCAACTTCCGCTAGGTTGGCCATCTTTAAATACTATTTGGAAACCTTCAATTGCTGAACCGTCAGGGTTGGCCAGTTTTGTAGTATTTGTTTCGCCCCAACCCATCTGGGCTTTTGTCCACCAGATCATAGCCGTGGTGTCACCGCCTTCGGCCTTATTAAATAACGTTTGGGCTATGCGTGCGCTTGCCCGTGCTTTACCAACGGCAAGGTCTGGCGCGTAATATTTGCGCAGCGTTTTGTCGCTAATGCCAATAAGCGCAGCTATGTGTTCGTGCGGTAAACCAAGCCCCGCAGCGTTTCTAGCCGTTTTCCTAAGTTCGTCATTGGGTTCGTGTTCTAGCATACTTTTTATTGGGGGTAAATGGTTAGTTAAATTGTATTACTTGCGCGTTTGCGTTGCAACTGTTGTAGTTCAGTATTACCGTCTAGGCGTTTTATGGCGCGTTCTGTGGCTTTTACTTTCATTCTGGCTATTTCTTCCTGTTTGCAACCACAATGCTTTAGGTTCTTTAGCGTGTAGAACACAAAGGAATTGCGGTAGCTGGTTTCACTTAAGAAGTTTATTGGCGTTACGCCGTGCATGACGTTTACCCCGTCAATAATGGCCATAAAGCCGTCTTCTTGGGCTAGGGCTAGGCGGTATTCTGGCATTACAAAGTATCCGCCTTCAGCTTTCTTTTTCCCTATTATGACGTTACTGAACACGTTTGTCATGTTGGCAGCATCAACGTGGTATTTAATGGCAAAGTTCTTATTTATGTTGATTGTGGAAAACGGGGTACCGGTCTTCATCCAGTCCGGGTTTATGGCGTTGGCTTCCTGTGCGAAGTATTGGCTCATTTCCGGGTAGTCTGTTTGGTACAGTTCCCAAAGTTCTTGGGCTGCCCGGCTTAGTAGGGCAAACATTTTGGGGTCTTTTTTTGTATCGCCACTAAAACGGCAGTAGTCTTCCCTTATGGCTACGCGGGGTAGGGCGCCAAATACTGTGGAATTGGTTATTACGCCTTGGGTACGGCTGCTTTTCTTAGAAGTGGAATTGGCGCTTGCGTAGGCTAGTATTTTCTTAACTTCGGGGCTAACTTGTTTGTAAGTGCAGACTAACTTATCGCCAACGTATATTTGGCAGTCAAAGTCAATTAACCGGTCGTAGTCTTTTTCGGTGGGTACCCTACCTTTATAGTCTGCGTGGTTTATGGGTAGGGGGTAGGGTATGGTTATTTTCTGCACTCTTTTAGCACCAAGTCTAGTACGATTGCGGAAAAGTCTGCCCCGTCATAGCGTTCTTGTAGGCGCTTTAGGCGGTCAACAACGTCATTAAATTCTTGGTCATCATAGGCCAAGCGTAGTATTTTGGTGTCACCGTTTAGGAAATTGTCTAACTTTTCTTCAGGCAATAAGCCTAGGTCAACGTCTTCTTCGTTCAAATAATCTTCTACGGTGGTTTCGTCAAAGCCGGTTAGGTTTATGTTAAAGCCGCCTTCTAAAAGGTCTTGAAACTCAATTTTTAACAATTCTTCGTCCCAATCGCTGTTTAAGGCTAGTTTATTGTCGGCTATAACCAAGGCTTTCTTTTGGGCTTCGCTTAGGTGGGTAAGTTCAATTACCGGCACCTTGCCCATACCTAGCTTACGCGCTGCCAATAACCGGCCGTGCCCAGCAATAATACCTTTTTCGCCATCCACTAGTATTGGGTTTGTCCACCCAAATTCTTTTATGCTTGCAGCTATTTGGGCTACTTGCGCATCGGAATGTGTGCGTGAATTGTTGGCGTAAGGTATTAAGTCTTCAACTTTGTACTGTTGGACTTGCATCTGTTGGTTCGGCCTGTGCTGGTAATTGTTCGTTAGCCTGTTTTGTTAACTTTTGGATTAACAACTGCATATCACGCACTTTATGTTCTAGCGCGGTGATGATTAAGTTTACGTCTTGTACTTCGTGTTTGAAATTAAACATTATTTACCTTTCTTTTGTTTCTTGGCTGCTTCACGCTTTTCGCTGTATGCTATGGCCACGGCCTGTTTAACGGGTTTACCGGCTTTTACTTCGGTTTCGATATTCTTTTTAAATGCTTCTTTTTTGGTTGATTTAATTAACGGCATTAGCAGTTCCAGTTCTTAAGTGATGCCTTAGCCCGTTCCGCTGGGCCTTTGGCGTTCTTTACAACTCCTTCCATCCTCGCACAGAAAGATGCCTTCCGGCCTTCGTCTTTCTTTGTTTTGGGGTTGGGAGCAGGCGGTTTCAAGTTTGATCCGTTCTTGGCGTTGTACTCGGCACGACCTTTAGCCGTCATCCCAGCGCCTTTTTCGGTAGGGTTGTAGGTTTTACCCTTACCCGTGGTTTTGTGCTCAATGGGTTTATCGTGCTTTTTCATTTCTTTGCGGTCTTGGCAGACTCTTTAAATGCTTTAGCAGTTGGCGCCCCTTTAGTGCCGGGCTTTCTCATGTGCTCAACGGGCTTGCCTTCGGCTTTTTCCTTGGCTATCCGCTCCTGTTTTTTATGAATATTGGCATAAAGCCCGTTTTTAGCCATCTTGTTCCTCCACAAAACAAATGTCTTGCCATGATAATACTAATAACTTATC